CAATGAGCTTAATCAAATGGGTATGGAAACAGGTGAGCCTTCTCAAGAGCAAATGCCATTAGAAGAGTTGAAAGAAGAAATTCTTACAAACTACAAAGATGCAAGAGCTATTATGGGTCAAGAGGCTTTAGATTATATGATAGATAAACTAGAACTACCGGATCATTTACAAACGGGGTTCTTTGACTGGTTAGTCTCTGGTGAAGTCTATTCATATAAAGATATCTGTATGAATGAGGTAGAATATGAAATAGTATCACCATTAGATTTAGATTACGAAAAATCACCTGACATTCAATTTATTGAAGACGGAGATTGGGCAATCAGAAGAAAGATGATGAGTGTTAATGCTATTGTTGATTCTTTTTATGATGTTTTAAAACCAGACGAAATAGATAGATTAGAAAGCCCTAGTGGTAAAACGATGAACGGTATATTATCTCCGTTTAATCGCGATTCTAGATCTATGGACACTGAACGATTTGCTGAGGTACTACATGTAACATGGAAATCATTTGCTAGAATAGGAATTCTAACTTACTACGATGAAGTAGGTCAAGAACAACAAATGATAGTAGATGAAAAATATAAATTAGATTCTGAGAAAGAAGAGTCTATAGAATATTACTGGGTTAATCAAGTTTGGGAAGGGTATAGAATTGACGGAGATATCTTCGTTAACATTCGTCCTCATCAAGTACAAAGAAACGAAATGTCAAACTTATCCGTTTGTAAGCTCCCTTATAACGGTCGCATCTACTCAAATCGACATTCAGATCAAATATCCGTCGTTTCGATGGGGGTACCCTACCAAATTTTATATAACATCTTTCACTATAGATTAGAACTTTCTATTGCTAAGAATAAAGATAAGATCATGTTAATGGAAATGAATACAATTCCAAAAAGACATGGTTGGGACGAAGAAAAGTTTATGTACTACGCAGATGCGATGGGATATGCTTTTATAGATTCTACAGCAGAAGGTAAACGTGGTGAAGCTGTTACGTTTAATCAATTCCAAGTATTGGACATGAGTTTAGGGCAATATATAGCCGCTCAGTTCCAATTACTACAATCTGTTAAACAAGAATGGGAAGAACTTATTGGTATCTCAAGACAGAGAAAAGGACAGGTGCAAGCATCTGATGGTATTGGAGCCACAGAGAGAGCTGTCTTTCAAAGCTCTGTAATGACAGAAGAATTGTTTAGACGTTTCGATAAATATGTAGAAAGAGAATTTAATGGTCTACTTGATACATCTAAAGTTGCCTGGAAGGACGGTAAGAAAACACAATACATTACTGGTGATTATAGAGAGGCTATTTTAGATATAGATGCTGAACTTTTCCAAGAAGCAGAGTATGGCGTGTTTGTTAAGAACAATTCTATTGAAAATGATAAAATACAACAGTTAAAACAACTTACATTATCATTTGCTCAAAATGGATCACAACCAGGGACTATTGCTGAGATACTAGACTCTAGTAATTTTGCACAAATAAAAGAAAAGCTTAATGAAGTAGATGCTGCTGAAAAGAAAATACAAGCAGCTCAACAACAGCAAGCACAGCAGATGCAACAACAACAATTAGAAGCACAAGCGGCAGCTTCTCAAGCAGCTCAAGAATTTGAAGCTAATCAAAACCAACTTGATAGAGATAACAAGATACAGGTTAAAGAGCTTGAAATAGCAGCCAAAACTGTTGACCAAGATATGAACAATAATGGCATTAATGATGCTGTTGATCTTGAGCGAGTTAGAATCGAAAGAGAAAAACTATCGCAAAAAGAAAGAGAAATGCAATCAAAAGAACGCATGGAAAATAAAAAATTAGACCTTCAGAAGAAGGCATTAAGTAAGAAACAAACATAAAAAGGCTCTATATAAACACAAACAAAAGTTTGCATATTATATATTGAAATTTAGTATAATTTAATTAATTTTGACATGAGTAAAGAAGACAACCTAGATTTATCAAAGATAAGCGTAAGCGAACTCTTAGATGACAAGCAAATCCCAAGTACAGAAACTACAGAAGAAACACCAGAAGCCGTAGAAACTGAAACTCCAACAGCAGAAGAAACATCTGAAGAGACTACAGAAGAAACATCTGAAGAAATTCAAGAGGATGACACAGAAGCAGAAGCTCCTAATGATGCTTTGCAAGAAGCTGCAGACTCGTTAGAAGAAGGAGAAGAATCAGAAGCTAGTATTATATCCACTCTTAAAGAAAGATTAGGATATGAAATAGAAGGAGATTTTGAAGATGACTACGATGGTATAGCTGGTTTAACCAAAGCTATGGCAGAAAAGATTGCTGAAGAGCAATTTAGATCTGTGTTTCAATCGTTTCCTGACATTCAGGAGTATTTAAATTACAGAGTATCTGGAGGAGATCCAGACAAGTTCTTTAAAGTAGCAGCAAAAGAAATTGATTTTGGAAAGCTGTCTTTAAGCAAAGAAGACAAAGGTATGCAACGTAAAGTTGTAGAAAGTTTTATGCAAATGCAAGGTTTTGAACCAGAAGAAATAACTGAAACAATACAAGACTATGAAGATGCAGGTCTTTTGTTAAAGAACTCTGAGAGAGCAGTTAAAAAATTAGCAGCTCATCAAGTAAAACAAAAAGAGTCTTTAGTACAAGAACAACAAAAGCAGGCACGAGAGACTGCTAAACAAACTCAAGAAACTTGGGGTCAGATAGGATCTATCATAAACAAAGGTAGATTAAGAGACTTTACAATTCCTGAGAGCGACAAAAAAAGATTTTA